CTTTCTTCCCGTGACAGATACACCGATTCCTTATTGGCGTTCAAATATCGCTGGTGTCCCTTTGGACGGCCAGATGAGATTGTGGGCCAGTTCGGAACAGGTAAAATCCGGCGCGACGAAAGTTACAGCGAAGTTAGAAGTTCCCGTAATGGAAACTTTAGGTGCTTCGGGAACATCTGCAGGTTATGTCGCTCCTCCCAAAGTCGCGTACGTCGATACATTCATCTTTACGATGTTTGCCGACGGCCGTTCAACTATTGCGGATAGAGCAAATGGCCTGAAGGTGGCTATTGGTTTAATGCAGGGTGCATCGTCAACTACGGCTACTGGCATTCTCGCCAATACCGCTGCCGGTGATGTATGGAAGAATTCTGTTCTTCCTTTACCTTTGCTATTCACCAATATTGTGATTCCAAACTAGAAATAGTTTGTTATCACTTCCTCTGACAGGGTAATTTATACCCACTCACCCCATATCGAGGTGTATATGTCATATACGAAGCCCCGCCCTGATAATATTCATTTTGAATTTATCCGTGCGGTTTCTGGTCTTTTGTCTAAGTCCGGTGGACCTCTCAGTCAAACGTTACATTCGTTTATTCTGGGAGAAAACTACAGGGCTTTAATCGATTTTAAAATCGATTACACAGATAAGACTTTCTCAGCTGGCGATTTTGAAAATGCCCGACAGATACTTGCTCTTGTTGAAAAACAAGATTATTTAGATGTTGGGTATGACAGAAAAGCTTCCGCTTTGAGGTCTTTCTATGAGGCTGAGGAGAAGTGTCGTGAGACCAATATCCGGTTATCATCTAGCTGTCCTGAAAAGGACGTGAGCGCAGTATTGCACTACGCTTCACGTAAAATCGCGGATGTACTATCTGATGTTCCGTCTTATGACCGATTAGACTTCTTCTTTGGACCCGGTGCAACGACTAACGTCAAGGGCTTTGATGCTTGCTATAAAAGCAAGTTATCAGCCAGAATGTCGTGTAGCGATGAGATGCTTCCATTTGTGGGAGAATTCTTAGAAGAATTTCCCCTTTGGACGGAAGCCAATAGCGTCAGTAAGCGTGGTGACATACTTACTGTTCCGGTTGACGTCTCCTATGGTAAAGTATCATTCGTTCCAAAAAACTCAAAAACGTACCGCTCTATTTCTATAGAGCCGATCCTTAATGGCTTATGCCAGAAGGGGATTGGCTCTTATATTAGTAATAGGTTGCGACGCTTTGGAGTTAATCTTACTGATCAGACTAGAAATCAGCATCTTGCTCGTATTGGGAGCG